AAACGAGTCGGCCTGCACGTTAAAATCTAACCGCGAGGCAGGAGCGCCGAACGACGAAAACCTCGAAAATTGCCCGTCCCAAACAGACAAGTCCCACGCTGACGAGTCCCATATCCCCGTCATAAAAACGGACGTCGGAACCGTTGAGATCGCCGCGCGCGCCGTCGCACCATAGTCCGTCGCAATGCTCGTTGTCACATTGAAAATACCAGCAACGAGAAACTCCGGGTAGTAGCGCAAAAGCGTCTTGCTCGTTCCCGGTACGCCGATCTTGAAGAACTTCGATTGCACTTCGGCAAGCACCGGGCTTGAGGGAACGCCGTCATACGAAATGCCCGTTGACGAAGTGACGAAATCCCACGTATACGCCTGCCCCGATTGCGACGAACCGACGATCGCAGGAGCGGGGTTCGGATCGCTTGGCGCATCGAGTAGGCACATTGACGCAATTCCCGGCGTCGGGATTTGCACCGTCCACCCGCCAACGATGAGATCAAACGTCAAAATCACATTCGGCGTCGTCGCGCTCGAGCAATACCCAACATGCAATCGGTTATTGTAAACCGCTGCCCATGAAAGCTGCCGAAAGCCCGTCATCGGATACCCGGTCGTAAGCGGATCGTTCAAAATCCACGGTTCGATTTTTTGCGAGATTTGCTTCGGCGTCGTCTGCCCATCGAACGAAAACACCGCATTGTGCCCTAAGAAGAAGATGAGTCCGTTGTCATAGACCATCGTTCGGCCGGCCGTTACGCCGTCGCTAAAAGCAATTTCCTGGAGATAGAACGTCGAGGGTCCCGTACCCGAGAGCATGCCAATCCCGGAGTTTAATCCGACAACTAAATTTGCCGTCGCACCAGCGCCGAGCGCGACAAGTCCGAACACGGGCGTCGAGAAAATGAAGTTGCGGTACGCCGGCAACGATTCCATCGACGCGGTAATGCCGTCACCCGTGCCAAAGATTTGGTTCGGCAAGAGCGGCAGGCCGCCGAACCACACGATCCCGTTGACGATGCAACACCATTGGGCGCCAGCAACCGACGCCCAACCCGCAGGCGTATACAGATTGAATCCGTCGTAAATATACGGCCCGCCGTGCCCGGTGCAAATAACGATGACGTCGGTCAATCCAGAGGGAAAGTTCGGATTGTTCGGGTCTTGAAAACGCACGAACGTCGGTTGCGCATCGATCCCACCGACCGACCCGATAAGCGTTGCTGCGCCGACTGTGGGGAGGCCGTAAAGCGAACCGTTGAATACCCCCAAGAGCGCGACGGCCTCCGGCGAAACAACTGCACCGTTCTTAATATCTTGAAAGAACCGCGAAAGGTAGAGCGAGTGCGCGCCGCTCGCAACCGGAGGCCCGAGGATTTGCATGCCGTTGCGGAGTTGGAACGCTCCGTCCGGCCGCAAGTACCCGTTCGTTGCGATCGTGAGATCCTCGTCGTCAATCATCTGCGGGGCACCCTTGACATTCAACCCGCCCTTGAATCCGTAGAATCCAAATTCGAGCGGTTCTTCTGTCCCCTGCTGGAGCTTGCCGAGCTGCTTGAGCGCCATCTAGTGCTTCCACCACGGCGGCATATTGCTGTTAGCAAACTTCACGTCGCGCACCGACCCGAAACTTGGTTGCGACCGCTTCGATACGGACTCTTTCATATCGTCAATTTTCGAATCGTACATGGCGAAATACTTTGTCGCCTCGCCCGATCGACCTCGAGCCTCAAGCGTCGTTGCGATCGTACGCACGATCATCGCTTGCTGCATGGCAGAATCTAAATTCGTCGTCGTGACGTTGACGAGTCCGGTTGCGTCAAGCGCGTAAAGCACCGGGCGCGCGCGGTAATAGACGTTGAGGTAGCCCTGCGCGGCGTTCGGATAGATTTGCAGGATGATCGTGCCGCTTGAATCTTGCGTTACAAAGTACGCCGTTGGCGGACCCGTGCTCGCTCCCGGCGTGCCGGCGGCGAAGTCCATGAACACCGATTGCCCCATTGGGAAAAGCGGGTACACGATCGATCCTGCGGCGCTTACCGGACCCGTCGAATACGACACCGAGAGGACGTCTTGAACGTCGCTTGTCAACGCCTGTACGTTCTGTCCAGCCGTAAGCGGATACGCCGTCGTGAGCCGAATCTGCCCAAGACTCCGCTCAACCTCTTGCAGCGACTCGTTGAGCAAGATGAGCATGTTGAGATTCGTTGGCAACGTCGGTTCGTTTGCGCGTAATCGCACAAGCGCAATCGCATCGAGCGGCTGATAGCCCTGCGGCGTCGTGAGCGAGGCGGGGACGACCGAGACGGCAATCGTCGTCGTATCGGTCGAAGCGATGTCCTTGACCGCCACGGACACCGTTGCATTGGCATTGACGCCTGCCGTCACCGTCCACGCCTGCTGCGCGGTTCCGCTCGTGACTTGCGTGAACGTCACTTGGTTCGGCGCCGAAGGCATGAACGTCGGCAGCGTGAGATCGTTCAGGGTCGAGGTGAGGACGAGCGTCGACGACTTGCCAGGGGTGAGGGCAATTACCTGCGGAGCTGATGAGAGCATGCCATCTCCCTAGTCTGCGCGTGCGGCATTATCGAATTTTTGTGAAAACAGGAGTCGTCGTGAGCGACTGCACGGCCGAATACTGCGGCCCGACATTCGGAGTCACACCAGCGATCACCGTTGACGGCGCCATGACACCTGCGACTTGTGACGCGCTGATAGCCTCGGCCAAGGCAACCATCGCACCGCACAGGTCAGAAATGAACGAATACGGGTCCTCATAGACGCCGTTTGCAATGTTGCCTTGAATTGGGGCAACGATATTTAGCGCCGTCTGGACAAGCGCGCCGGTGGTAGTCGCCATCAGATTTTATCCTTCGGGTGCCGTGCGTCCCATTGCGGGTTATCGTATTTGAGCGTGGTGGACTTCACCGTGCGAATGCCCTGCTGGTGCGCGGTGAAGCATGCGGTTGGACCCATGAGCCCTTCTTGCGCGGTAATGACTGGGTGAATTGCTTTTGCGAAAACGTGCTGCGAGTGGTCGGCGGACTTGAGAGCCCCAATAGGGCGAGTGTCGGGTGGAACATCCAACACCCGCCCAATTAAGACCGTCCCGAGACGACGGGTTTTCACAACTAGCCTTCGACTAGCTCGAGTGCGGTAAGGAACTCGGAATCCGGGTTGATCGGTTCCATGTTCTCCGTGACGCGCTCGATCTCAATGAATCCGAAGGCGTTGTCGCGTTGCTCCCGCTCGCCGTCAATCGTGACGAACAGGATTGCGGAATTGCGCTTGGTCATTGAGGTTGCAAGACGCATTTGCTCCTCACCGCGGATTTGCGGGTCGGGCGAATGCATGCGTTCCCAATTCCCCATGAGCAGATCCCAAACGCCTTCGGGAACCTGCACGCGAGGGGCCTCGCTCTTGTCGTCTTTGGCGGGCGGCACGCGGTACTGCTTGCCATTCCACATCGTTGCGAACAAAACGGGCGACTTCTTCACCGCGTAAATGTTCATGTCGATGCCTTCGGCTACCGACTCGCGAACGGTGGCAACCGAATAGTGCTTGCGAAGCTCCGCATCGGCTTGCAACGCCTGTTGCGCGCCGCGCCGAAACGAGACGGGAACCTTGACGTACTGCCGATCGACCGAAGCGGAATGGTTGCGGATATAGACACGGCTGCGAGCGGATACCCCGTTGAACGGCGTTTGGAGATTCGCTTCTCCTTGCGCCATTCCAAGCGCGGTCTGCTTGAGATCGTGCTCCATGAGTGCATGGGAACTCATTGGCTAACGATCCGCAACGTAGACGGGAACGAGCGTCGGGATGGTCGTGCCGGACGGCAGGAAGCCGAGCGAAACTGCGATGCCCGAGCCAGGAGCGGTGACGGGCGGCGGAGCGATGACGGGGGTGAACGTGGTCGCCGCAATGCCGTAATCCGTGAATCCAGCCACGCCTTGCGCCGCGGTCGCGTATCCAAGGAACCCGGTCGTTGAAGGCGATGTGCCGACTGCGGTGCGATCGATTGCGTAGGACGATGCGCCCGTGGTCGGTGCCCATGTGATCTTGTTTGCGTTCGCTGCGGTTAGCGTAGCGTTGCCCGTCGTGATGGACCCCGCCGTGCCTTCCGCACCCCACACGCCGTTCGGCGCGATGGCGGTGATTTTGTACGACCACGTTGCGGCACCAGCAACGGCGCCGGGAACCTGCACGACGGTCGGCGTTGCGCCGGCGGCCGGACGAGCAAATGCCTGCGTCGCCGAAGTATTCGGCAGAATCGCAAGCCCGTAGTCCGAAAAGGACGACACGCCCGCGCCGACGTTACCGATGACACCAACCGTCGCCGGCGTGTAACCCGTCGCCGTCGTGCGGACGATGATCGTGCCGACGCTATCCGCCGGCGGGACCCATTGGATGAGATTGAAGTTGGTCGCCGAGCCGACAGCGTTGGAGGTCGACGTTGCGCCACCGGTGCCGATCGCGGAGTACGTGCCGTTTGCTCCGATGGAAACGAGCGCGTACGTCACGGTGACTGCGCCTGTCGTGCCGCCATTCGTGACGGTCGGGGTCGGAGCGGCCGACGGACCCTGGAACGGCTGGAGGTTCCCCGCACCGTCAAGTCCGAGGAGCGTGCCGATCACGATTGCGCCGCCACCGGTGGGAGTAACGCACAGCGCGCTCACCGGGCCTTGTGTTGCGACGAGAACGCCGCCGACACCCGAACCTGCGGGTAGCTGATCGGACAGAATTTGCGAGCCTTGCTTGGCAACGATGCCGACCTGTCCTTCGCCATACCCCGCGCCGGGCGTAACGCCCGCGTTTTGGTTGGCGACGACCCACAGGCCACCACCCGTGTTGAGCGGCTGCGGTGAGAGGATCATGGCTTGCCCCGTGATTGCGGCCGAAGCCGACGATCCGGTTGGGGAACCGAATACTTGCGTGACGTCAACGACTTCACGGAACAGCGTCTCGGCGCGCGGCGTCGCAAGCCACGGCGTTGCGACCGTACCCGCGACTTGCGTGCCGGCTCCACCCGGAAGTAGGTTTGTGAGGAATGACGGGTTGCCCTGAATCTCGGTCAGGTTGTAAAGAGAAAGCAGCATTTTATTTGCCCTTCCAGAGATCTTCGTAGCCGTGATTCACGGAGAGCGGCGGCGAGAAGGTGGTGCCGTTCGGCGAGGCGATTGTCTTGTCGCCGTTCTCCGCGATCGTCTTATCGCTTGAGGCGCCGAACGTGTGGTCCATTTCCGCGCCGACCGGATTGCGGTAACGGTCTTGGTCGTAGTCGGGGCCAACAGCTTTGCCCTTGCGAACCTCATGCTTGGCCGGATGTGCGCGTTTCATACTCATATTGCGTTATGGTCCTTTCGACGCAGCCGCGTAGGCGGTGATTTGAGGGTAGTGGACCATCATGGCCCGGGGGTGGAAGTTGGAGTGCTGTTTGCTGTTACAAGCCGAGCATTGGGATACGAGGTTTTGTTCGCCGTTGGTGCCGCCTCGCGCGATCGGGATGAGGTGGCCTATGGTCATCTTGCCTTCGATGAATACTCCACAGTCGAGACAGGGCTGAGTCCGAAGGAAGGCTATCCATTTGCGGTTTACCTTACCGGCCGCTCGACGAGATTCGCGGGCTTTCTCATCTAGCACCGACCGTTTCGTAGGATTTCGATGGCGCCATTCGGCGTGCCGGGCCGTTTGCTTGACCTTGGAGTCTTCGTGATACGCCGCGCTCGCGGCCCGTTTTGCTCTTCTCGCATCCAGTCGCTTTTCGTAAATGGCCCGGCGCTCTTCGGGCGTCATTGCCGCGTATCGAGATTTCATGCTCGCACGGTTTTTGGCTTGTTGCTTTGCGGCGTTTTGGGGATTTGCGAACCACTTGCTTACAGCTGCGGCGTTTTGCTCGGGAGTCTTGCGGCGATCGGGTTTGGCATAGTACCAAACCTTTGCAGCCGCACGCGACTTTGCGAGATGGGCTTCGTAGTGGGCGAGTCCGTAACGGGCGATCCATTCTTTCTTCGTCATACCGCGATGCTACCATAATCCGTGCTATAAGTTCAACAGGTCACAAATTTTGTAAGTCGTTGATGTTGGCGAGGTAGCCGTTGAGACGCGGGTTGTCCGAGACGAACTGCCCACCCCACACGTAGCGCGCCGACTTCGAGAGTACGTTCGGGGTGTCGAGCCACGGCACGAAGTCGAAGCCTTTTTCGCCGAAGTATTTGAAGTGCGTGTGGTTCGCGTTCACGTAGTAAAGGCTATAGCCGATTTGTTGGCCATTCGCGCCACCGAGCGTCGGCAGGAAGTGGTTGTCGCCAACGACTTCGGCCGAGAGAAGATGCGGGTTGCCGAGGTACGGGTTTGCCGAGTCGCCGGGCGACACGCGAACTTGCGAGTCGAGCGCGAACATGTACGACGCAACCGCCTGCTGGTGGCAGAGGATGTGCGTCGGGGTCGCGTCACCGACCGAGGTCGCGGCGTAATTGCGAAGGAGCAATGAACGCGGGGCGTCGTTCGCGGCGGTGCCAAGGCCAGCGGCCGAGAGCGAAATGACTTGGCCTTGCCATGTTGCAAGCGAGTTGGTTCCCGTGCGGGCAAGGTTGCCGTACACGTTGACGAGCCCACCGTTGTCGCACGCCTCGATGACGCCGAACATCGGCTGCGCGGCGATCGTTGAGTTGCCCTTCGTGAGCGAACACATGTCGTTTCCGAACAGGTCGGTGAGGCTAGCGATGGCCGTCTCGATCTGCGTCGTGAGATTGTCCACGCGCATGTTGGGGCCACGGACGAGTTTGAGCGTTTGGTAGTCGATCGTGACTGCCGCCTGGTAGAACGACCAGGGGAACGCGGCGACCGAGTAGAGCGATTGCGCGCCCGATGCGAGCGTGTCGTACTGCCCGAAGGACTGCGCGGTGTTGTTCTTCGCCGTCAGGATTGGGACCGCAAGGTAGCGGCCCTCGTCGACGGGTTGAGCATTATCCCAGCCGACGCGCACGACGCGGTTGGAGACGAAAACAGCGTCCGACACATACGGGACGAACGATTCTGCGAGTACGGCAGAACTTTGGTCGTAGCCGCCCAAATTTGCGGCCGCGAACAGTTGGAGGTCGAACGAAAACGATGAAGCCTTCGTAGTATTTATGGCGATTCTCCCAAAAGGAAAGCAAGTGAATGCTCTCGACTTTCGGGGTGCCGCTCGCCGCTATGTCGGAGGCCCTAGTGGGGTGCCCCGCGGTGGCAGGTCCTACAAGTTGAGACGATGTGAGAAGCTACGGGTGCCCCAAAATGGAGGCCGCATCTTTGCCAATACTCTACGCCTACCAAACGGTCGGCGTCAAGCAAAAAGCCCCACCCTATGTAGAAGGTGAGGCCCTGCGGACTCGGGAGAAACAGGTTTACTCCCGATCCAATGGTGAGCGAATCTCAGTGGGTTTTCTTGGCAAAGAACAGATTGGCTACCCGAGCGCTGCGACCTGTTGCTGGTACGCGCTCATCTCTTCCGCCCAAATCTTCGCTGGCTTCCGCTTCCCGTTCGCATCCGTCATCGCCGGCGCGGGTGGGGCTTGACGCCGACGCGGGGCAACCGCCGCCGTTCCGCCGCCGCCAACGCTTCTCGCGGCACCGGCCTGGGCGTTCGCCGCCGCGAGCTGCGCGCGGTCGATTTGAGAGAGAACCGCAGCGGCCGGGCTTCCGGTGTCCGCGCGCTCCTCCGCCAAAGCCTTCGCCGCAAGCACGATCGCCGCACGAATGCCGTAGCTTTGAACGTAACCTGATTCTTGCGCGTACCGGAAAATCGGCTGGAGCGCCGCGTTGTCGCGCTCGAGATCCCCAGTAAAGCGTCCCGGGAACTGCTGCACAAGATCGTAATGACCCCATTGAACTTCGTTTGCCCGCTGCGCTTGGTCGGCTTGCACACGGCGCTGTTGGTCGGTGGCCTGTTGCGCCTGTTGCGTTTGCTGCGCGCGCCATGTGCGTAGTTCGGCAAGCTCGTTGCTCATCGGCCGCAACGCCTCGGCAAGATACGGGTCGGCTTCAAGCCCGTACTCCTCGGCCGGGTTGCCCGTTGACTGCGCCGCATTCGTCGGCACACCTACGGCTTGAAGCACCTGCGCCTGTTGCGGGGTGAGCGGTTCGCCCTTTACCCGGCGGTTGTACGCCTCCGCTACAAATTCACCATACTCGGGGTCCTGGAGCGCGCGCTGCAAGAGCGGCATGATTTGCTGGAGACGCCCATTGGCAATGAGGGGCTCGAGCGTTTCGCGATAGTTGTTCAGATACGAGGTTGAGCGATCGTACTGCGCGCGCCGCATGTACCCACGGCGGACCTGCTCGGCCTCGCCCTTCTTCGCGCGCACGGTGAACTTTGCGCCGCCGTCGCCTTCGTATTCGACATCCTCGGCGTCCGCCCAATCATCCAGGATGGCAGAAGCGGCCGAGTCCGCGGCCGATGCGCGTTGCACTTCTGTGCGCGGGGCGACCGGTGCAGAAGCGGCGGGCCTTGCCGCTTGGTCCGGTGCTTTTGTGGGCTGAAACTTGCCCGTCTCGGGGTCGCGCGGTTTGCCGGCGGCGGCTGCCTCAAGCGCGGCTCCAGCGTCGGCATCGTCGTTCGCTGCGGCGGGCGGCGCGGTGAACGCGGGGACGTCAGTTGCGGCGTCGGGAGCGACAACGCGCCCACCCGGGTCCATCGCAACGGTGCCGGCGGAAAACCCTGGTATGCCGGCGGCGGAGGCCGCGGCGGCTGCGTCAGGGACGAGTGTCTGATCTCCAGGGGTGGAGGCCAGCAATTGTTTCATGTGATCTTGAATGTCGGCCTTACTGCCAATTTTTGCCACGGTGTTCCACTTTCAATTCGACCGTCGTAACCGGGAGTCTCGGTCCCGATCGCGACTATGCCGGGTTCGTCTCGGGACTAACCCTTGCGTCCGCGTTTTGCGTGACGACGCGCGCCCTTGCGCCCGCCCTTTTTGTGCTTTTTGTGCGCGCCCATGTGCGCCTCCAGACCCTTGTGACCCTTCTTATGCCGCTTAGCCAATCTCATCACCCCACTTTCTATTTAGATTTGGTCCGTATTCGGTGCGCTATCCGCATCCGAGGAGCGGATATTCCCCGACTCCGGTTCCATCTGTGACTCGGCAGCGGTCGGTGCGCCCGACTTCGGCCCCGAGGTATAGTGCGAGAGCAACGTCTCGGCGGTATTCGTGAGCTCGCGAATCACCGCGTTCACCCGACCCATCGACGACTTCTGAAAGCCGGGGGTCTTGAGCGCGGTACGCAGACAACGGATACCCATATCGACCATCTGCCATTCCGGGGCGAGGTCGACGCTCAAATCTACGAATAATGATCCGAATGGACTCCCAGCACCGAGGCCACCTGCCATTGGCGGTGGTTGCGGCATCCCCATTGGGGGTGCCCCGGGCATACCGGGCGGAGGTCCCATAGGCGAACCCATCGGTGGTCCCGGGGGTAGCCCGGGCGGCGGGCCTCCTGGAGGCGGCAGTCCAGCCACTATGATGCCTTCATGTTCGCGTGCGAACTCCTCGGTGCAGGGAGGATGTAGACCTTGGCGCGCGAGCGGACGCTACCTGCATTATGAATAGCTCACCGTTACGGCAGGCGTACCGACAACGCCAGCAACGTAAATGCCGACTTTCGCCGGCATGAAGAAATTGTACGGTCCAACCGCGGCGCTCGCCGGGACCACGCCGATGACCGTGCCACTTGCGACGCCCAATGCGTTGTCGTAAATGACAAGTGCGGTGGTTCCGGTCGTTGTTACAACGACGGTCCCAAGGTATCCCGAACGCGAAATGACTTGCAACGCTGTCGCTGCGGCGACGGGCAAGGCGTCGGTTGCGACCCCACGCGGGTATGCAGAACCTTGGTTAGCCATGAACGGGGCCTTGCTTCACGGACAGACCGCGCACCTTCTTGCTTGCCGCAAGAATCGGAGTTGCAACGCCGTCCCCATATACGGGCTCGTCCAATTCCGTACCAAGTTCGAGGGAGGCGTACGCTCGCGCAATCACGCGATCGACACGTTCTTTGATATGCTGCGGAATCTCCATCGCGTTCGCGCTGTACTGATTCCGACCGAGCACCGCAGATTAACCGCTTCCGGTTACGTGTGGGGCCTTCGACCTCTTTGACCCCGACTTTTTCGATTGCTTCGGCGGCTGCGGCGTTGCACCGGGCACAAGCCATTGGAGTTTTGGATCAGACCGTTCCTTGCCGATACGCCGTTCGACGGCTTGCGCCGAGTCGATGAATCCGTTCTCGGCCAAGAGCCCCCATACCATCGGGAGATCCACGAGCGGCTGCCCCGACTGCATCATGTTCAACATCGTCGAGAGACGCGCGCTTGGCGAAGCGGAAGTCATCGACCCCGGCTTTGCTTCCACACGGTATGTCTCGGAAAGATGCGATCCCAAAAGCGGCAAGGCTTCCTTTTGCCCGAGGTGGTTCTTCACTTCGACGAGCACCGGTTCGGTATAGAATCGCTCAACGAGCATTTGATAGTGCTGCCCAAGGCGCTGGATTGCATCCTTGACGGAATGCTGCGCGTCGCGCGTGAGCACCGAGGACGCTTCTTGATTCATCATCGTCGTCTCGGTTGACGCCTGCGCGCGTTGCGGCTGCTTCCCTTGCGCCGCGCCAGTGAGTCCGGCCATCTCGTCGATTTGCTCGAGCATGAAACGGATGAGCTGCATGATGTACGGCGGCATCTCGGGCGGCGCTTCACGCTTGCCGTACCGGAGCATGCTCAAGTCCTCGCGCTGAATTGCACCAGGAGCGTTCGTAATGTCGTCGTTCTGAATCTCTGAGCCCGAGGGGATGCGCCAGATAGGATTTCCGGTAAGGTTGGCTGCGTCGAGCAGTTGGTTGATAAGCCGGATGACGTACTCGTAGGCATCTTGGATAAGGTCAATGTCGCTCTGGCCGACCGCGCGCAACGGGTCCGGGTGCGATTCAATCGGGATAAGCGGGATGTACCCGAGCGGGTTGAGCATGTCGCCCTCTTCGGGCTTTACCGAGTCGTCCACGATGATGAGCAACCGGCCATCGGGGTACAGGAGCGAATCGATCTTGTGGAAGCAGACTTGGTATGCGTCCATCTCGTCAAGGATCGCAATGCCGCCGAAGCGCTCAATGTCGCGTAGTCCGTCAACGATCGAGAGCGGCAGTTCGTACACGACGTTGCCCTCGGTGACGACCCGCCGCATCGGTTCTTCCGTGCCGTCGTCGTACTTCATCATGCGCGGCACGCACGCTGGCTCACCGCTTGCGGTCATCATCGGAACCTTGACCTTGACCGTTTTGTGCGGCCGGGTCCAAAATTCGCGCACCATGATTCCCGAAGTGCCGGCGGCGTCGTCCGGGGCATTTGGAGACCCGGAATACGGCGGGTTATTGACCGTTGACCCGTTCGGCTGATTGAGCGTGGCCGGCGGTGCCAGGAGGTCGGTCCCCGAGTCGATGTCGGTAAACTCGCGCGCGTCGGCGTATTTGAGTTGAAGATGACCCTTAATGTCGGGGAAGCGCGCCGTGACCTTGCCGTAGCTCTCACGGTACTCGATCATAACGACTTCGGCATCGTCAACGCATGTCGCGTTCTTGTCCATGAACACTTGCATGCCGCTCATCATCGAGAGACGCGCTTCATTGCGCTTCTTTGAGAACGGGTCCGGCCGCAAGGATAAAAACGAAATGGCGAGCACGCGACTTCCGAAAATCGTGTTACGGATGATGCGGCGCCAACCTTTGCGATCGTACTCCGCTCGGAACGCCGAGGTGAGGATGTCAGCCGTTTGCTGCCCCTCGGGACGATTCGCCGAATACGTGACGGTCGGTTCGGAATCCGAGAGCATAGCTGCCCATCGGTCCGGTACCGAGTAGCACTTATTTATTTTGAGGCCAGCTTTCCAATTCTGCCGACCCTTCCAGAACGGGAGCTCGCCGCGGCTCAAAGCGAGCGAGTTTTGCATGCGTTTGGTAATCTCTTGTCGCTCGCGGTGGAGCGTGCCGGCCGCCGATCGCGCCCACGTTACGATGTCGTCCTCTTCGCCTCCGACCTGTTGCGTCGTTTGGTCCGATGAGGTGACAGGCCCGCCGCCGAGGTAGTCGCCTGGGCTCGGCGCGATGCCTTGGATACTTGGGCCGAATACCGTTGGGCCTGCCATGTGCTACAACTCCGTGGGCGGATCTTGCGATAAAATGACTGAGGTCTTCCAACCCACTTCCATTAGCCCGCTTGCAACAAGGACGAGCATATCTTTTGGATCGATTTCCCATGATTCATCGTGCTCGATCGTAAGCGTCGCCTTGAACGGGGGAGGCCCGCCGTAGGAAGGACGCTCAATGTTCCACGTTCTTTTTTTCATAGTTCCGTTTTCGCCGGAAGCATTTGCTTGTTAAATTTCTCGACTCGGGGGCGAACGCCCTTAATCCACGCGGTCTGTGAATCGGCATACGCCTTTTCGCGCTCTTTCACGAACCCGGCGTCCCAATGCACCATTGTCTTGGTTTTCTCGCGGTACTGCCGCCGACCGCCTTTGATATGCGTTCCGCCGCGGATCGTGCCGTCGTGCGTCATCTTGCCGGTGGCATCGTACGCCGGCGTTCCTTTGAGCACTTTCCCCTCGGGCGTTATCACCGGGTCGTTGCCTGGGATCGTGTCGTAATACATGTTGAAATAATCGTCGTCCGGCGTGAATTGCAACGAGAGGATGTGCTGCACGATCTCTTCGTCCGCTATGGGTTGGCGCGCGCGACCGCATTGACGATGTACGAGCGAACCGTCGTGCTCTTGCGTGAGCGTTGCTTGCAGACAATCGCAATGCGGATTGCGCGCGACTTGCGTAATTGTCCACCCAAGCCGCGTTTGGCTCGCGCGCATGATCTCGGAGAAGTTCTTGCTCGTCGTCTTTTCGTACACCGGGGCGTAGTGCTCTTCGATGTGACGAGAGATTTGCCGCACACGCGATGAGGGAACGCTCCCCGCCTCGGCGAGCGAGACGAAGCGGGGAGCGGCGAGGCCCGCTTGGGCGACCTGATGGAAGCCGCCGTCGCGAAGTGTGTGTGGGCTTGTGGTCGGCAAGCCTTGACGGGTTTTGAATACGTCGGCTGGCGAGAGCACTTCGCCAATCGGACCTGTTGGGTTGACGAGTTTGCCGAGAAACTTGCCGACTTTTTCAAGCGCCACGGTCAACCTCGCTGCCGATAAGGTTCGGTCCGACATACGTTGCGGTCAACCCATCGCGCCCGTCCACTTGATAGTCCGACACTTCGTAAGCCGTCTTTCCATCGTACTTGAATCCGAGAAGCGAAGGCACGGAAACAATCATCCCCCCGTTGTACGGAATATCCTTACCGTCTTGTGGCCCGCCGATGAGTTTCATTATGCGTTCACCGTGCCGATAAACGTCGCCGATTGCGCGTCTCCTTGGACGCGATACTCGTCAATAAGGATTCCGCTTCCCCACATGTCGTCGCCGTCCATATACACCCTAGCGTTGTCAGCCTTCCGTAATGCCCGGTAGACCGACCCGCCAATGTATTTGACTTCTTTGCCGTCAAGTGGCCCGCCGATGAGTTTCATTATGCGTGCGTCCGATGTGGGACGTTCAACGGAATCGGCGCTCGTACAATCTCGTGCGGGGAGCATTCACTTGTGCATTCGTGTAGAGCAAAACTACGATAACCGCATTCCGCGCATCCAAGGACAACCTCTCCCTGATTCGTGAGCGCAAAGAAACGCGGCATAGCAAACGTCCATGTCACATTGCCGTTCTCGTCAGTCACCACGTTAAGCATTTTCATTGGAAACGTGCGCTCCAAAACGCTTCCCCGAGCTTTTCCGTGAATACGTCAGACACGTATTGGTATTCGCGAGCGAGATCTTTGCCGGACATCATCTTGGTCGCGCCGCTCCGTGCGTCTTTGACGAGCCAAGAACTTGGCAAAATGACTATCTCGAACGGGTTCTCATCGACGGCCAATTTCATCGTGACAATGAGGATTGCCCTTGCCTTATTGTGCGGATTTTCAAGCACGTTCAGGGAGCACGCATTCCACATGTCTTGAGAAATGAGGAACCCCTTGATCTTGTCAAGGTTGCTCCCATCCCATTGAACGGCACGAATCTCGCTGTATCGCCGCTCGAACTTCATGCGCTATACAACTTCGGCTTGCCGTTGGCGGGGGCGGCGCTCGGATCGGGAGCGTCCGACCACGAACCGTCCGCCGACAACACGAGAAACCGACCGGAGGTGCCCAGGCAGTCGACTTGGCTCACGAACCGGAAGCGGCGCTCGCCGATGTGAAACTCGCGGCCGGAATACTTCTCGACGAAGATGACCTCGCCCGGCACGAAAAACATCGCGACGGTCGCGAGCGGACGCACGACCATGCTGTGCGTGCCGACGAACGGCGCAGAATACGATGCCATCGCACGCATCTCAAGCGCACGTTGATCCACCGTCTCGCCCTCTTTGAGATCGCGCACCGGTTCGGGCATTACGCAAACCGGGTCGGGGACATCCAGCCGATGCCCGTTGCCCATCGAGAAAACAACGGCGGCGTGCCAGCCGCGCTCCTGCTCCGCGCGCTCGGGGATGAGGATGCCGGCGGGGCTTACCTCGTCCGTCTCGAGTAGTTCGACCATGTAACGGTCGCCGATCGGTCGGATTTTGAACGGGTCGAGTTCTCGGTATCGGAAAATGTACGGCGTGCTCATTCCGGGTCCTCCGCTACAATGACGCGACGATTGCCGTTGCACGCGGGGCAGAGATATTGACAAAACACGCTCGGTCCACCATGCGGGGGGAACGTAAAGCGGTACGCGCAGCCGGTTCCATCGCAGAGGCGGCACTCGGCGAGGTCGCCCACTTTAACCTGGGGCAAATCGGCCCGGTATCCGGCAAACGTCATCGCTTCAGCCCCATGTTGGTCATTTCGGAGACGACGACGCCGTAGTTGCTTGGCAAGGGCGAGCGAGGCCCCGTGCCGACTTCATCCTCGAGGCGAGTCAGTCGCCCAGCGACAAACTCCAGCTTCTCGTTGAGCGCCGCGAGTTTCGACGCATACTCCGATTCAACGTAAGCGAGGCGGTCAACGATCGTCTGCCGGGCGGGTTCTTGCGCGTGCTGTATCATTCGGTGTTCCACTTTCAAATGTTCGCCATCGACGGCGGGCTGCGATGATACGACCCGTTCGCCACGGCTCGGAACATCTGTTCAAACTCTGTGGATTGCTGTTCGGGAGGAGGACCGTCCGGCCTCTTGCGATGGAATCCTCCATAGGGGTCCCGGAAAAGATACAACGCAATCGCGATCGCATCGAAAATATCGTCCTTACCATGCTGCTGTTTGAGGCTGCCGGAATCGCTTCGCCGCAAGCCTTGGATCTCACGGAGCGCCTCGGCATCCTGGATGATGAGGTCCGGGACCGCCTTGTTCGTATCCGGGTCCCGGGCGCATAAATGCTCGATAAACGTGTTGTCCAAAAGCGGGCGCGTGCGGCCGTCCGTCTGCCACCCAGGGTAGGCGGTCGGCTCGGGCAAGTCTTTGTCGTGCCGCTTCCAGCTGTAGTAATTCTTGCAACCCATTTCGATCAGCGACCGAACGAGCTGGTAGCCCATCTCTTTTGTCTCGACCCCGATATACGCATTGAAGTACCACTTGTGCAACATAAAAATCTGTTGGCGCATGATGTGTTCGGGGACCGATGCGACATAGATCGCGCAAAGCTTGTTATCGCGGTGACGCATAACCGCGCACGCCGTCTTGTCCGCGTTTGCCGACTCGTAGGCGTTATTGGTATCGACACCCATCGAATACTGTTCGCCAACTTCGGGCGGGGCGTACACGCGAATTTCTTGCCATGCCGTTCCCAAGGATTTACGGATGCCGAGCATTCCGTCGTCGCCGTGGGACATGAGCCCGGTTGCAATCGGCGGGCGCTCCATTCGCATAAGCGCATCGAGACAATCGCGGTCGAACGGCGTCTTTTCAAGTTCGACAAATCCGCCTTCGATTGACATAGCAAACTCTTGCCGGAACGTGGCGAGGCGCATTTCATCAGTCGGCATCTTATACGACATCATCTTGCGGCGGCGCCAATACATTTTCTCGTCATCTATGCCAAAGCGCTCGCGCAAGTCAATCTCTTCCTCGCCGCCAAACTTCTCATTCTTGCCGACGTCCGCAAGGAAGGCATCCCATATTTTCTTCGGTGGCTTGCGTAACTCACCGCGCGGATTCACTTTAGAACGAACGGAGTATTCTTCGTGCCAATCCCACCGCTCGAATGCAAGCAACCATCCATCGTACAAGTTCTCCGGCGCTCCGATTGCCCCGCCTATGATCTCTTCTGCGGTGTACGATCGCCTTGCCGATTCCAAACGGTTAATCCATTTCGGGTTTGCTTTAACCGCGTCCATAACGAGCGGGTGATAAAAGTCATCGTATCCGTTCGGCGTCGTGTCGATGACCACAAGCGAATGCTCCGAGAGCGCGATTGCGGGGAGGATCGACGAGGTGACATCGAATTGTGCCGTCTCTTCCATGTGCGAGTATTCGGAAATCGTCAAGTGAGACGGCGGGATGCCGCGCATCGGTGACGGCACCGTGATTTGAATTTCCGAGTTCAACCCGGGATTGTCAATGCGGTCCTTCGGATTCGGATTTTCAAACACGACGTGCTTCATGTTTTGAATGCGGCGCATTGCTTGTAAGAAGCGCGGGATGTTGTTCATCATCGCCGCCATGCGCGTGCTCATTACGGCGGCTACATCCTCGTCCGGCACGAGAAACATCCCGCGTCGGTTGGGTCCCGAGGATACATGGTGGAGCGTGCGCGCGAGCATCCAGGTTGACCATCCGACTTGACGCGACTTGAAGCCGACCACGCGCTGCGGCTCCCCCGCGCGCCGTTGCGACTCAATGCAAAGATCGAGGATTGCTTGGCCGGCGAATGGTTTGAGCGGGACGAGCTCTTGCGCTTTGTTCGGGATGCGGTAGTAGTTGGAGATTGCGAACATCGGTGAGCGATGATACATGGCAATCTCGCTCATCTTCCAAGCGTTTGCCTCGCTTGGGTCGTTCGGCAATCGATCGCCGTAGACCGATGCGTGATACTCGGCGACCGTGAACATTTCGTCTGCCGAGTAGATTGTATCTTTCAAAAGTCCTTGACCCCAAAGCGAACGCTCCGCTTTGCCGCAAGGTCCAGCTTTAGGTAGAACGCTTTGAGATACTCTTCAAGCCTTGGGACGGCGTAAGTCGTCTCGTCATTTAGAACGGTACACACAATCGGGTAATCGACGTACATACGCACGGTAACGGATTCTTTGTGACCAACGCCCGGTAGGTCAACGATGACGACGAGCGCCTTGCCGCCACCGCGGTCCTCAACCGTTGTGCGAAAATTGCAGAGCGGCGCGTTGTCCCCGCAACCCCACCATAAGCGTTCGGCCTCATCTCGAAGGTCGTTTAGATCGCGTATCACTTACTCATTACCATTCGCAGGTACGTCTCGTACGACGTTCCGGTGTCGTGCTTGTCGCCGTCAAGTTCGGTTGCCATCTTGAGCGCAACGAGGCTCACCTTGTCGTCTTGCGAGAATACATGCTTTGCCAAAAGACGAACGCGCGCGCTCTTGCCGATATTCATGCGCTCCATCAGTTCGCCGACGCTCGAGGATGAGATGCCGAGCGCAACGTCCGTGCGGTACGCGAGAAGCTTTTCTTGAATCTCGTCGGTCATTACGCCGTACGTTGCGGCAAGGGCGGCGACTTCATCGCCCGAGTTCTTTACGAGTTCGTCAATGAACGTATCGTAGCGAAAGCGGCGGGCTTTCGATTCGGACTCTTGCTGCGCCGAAAGCGCGCCCGGTTTCTTCTTGCCCTTTTTTCTGCCCGGGGTGACATCGGCGATCGGTCCAGCGAGGGGTTGGAGCGGGTCGAAGTACGTGTCGTGCTGTCGTCCGCCGCCTGGGTACGAGAGTTCGACTGCGGCGGATACTTCCGGCAGGTTCCCACCGAGTAAGTCAATCGGGTCCTCGCCGCGTTGCCGTTTCATTGGTCAACGATCTCAAGATTTGGCGGGTCCGGCATCGGCGGCAAGTTCTTGGACTCCGCAGGGTACAGGTCGCCGTTCCGGTTCATTACGAAGCCCATCCCTTGCGCCTTACGTTGCATCTCAGCCATGAAGTCATCTTCGCCGCCGGCACGCGACTTCTCGCTTTCGGGCTGCGGCTGATTGCGCTTGCCGAGGTTCGCGAGGACCGCCTTGATACGTTCG